TGGGTCATGACTCCCTTAACTCACTAGGTCTTGCTGCGGCTGGCTATGCCTGCTAGTATGACGAAAAGTATACTGAATTATAGTGACTGGTGATTAAGCACACCAGTCAATGCTCCCGTCCCTAAGCGACTAGGTTAAATGTCGTAACGTGGTACCATCACTGCCTTAAGCATGATGGATTCTGGAGTGAACTTGTCGGCATCGCCTCCAAGAACAGACACCATGATCTGTGGACTGAATCCAGAGATCAAAGCCACGCCACTCGCGTCGTGCTTGACTGGCACGTTGTCGTGCGCATTCAAGTTCCAGAAGACGATCGCTGGCATAGTGTAACCTGCATCTTCAAACTTACGCTTGATCATTTGCATTGCGCTGTCGTCGAAACGAGCGCATTGGTTAAACTGCATGTCAGACATGATCATCAACACTTCTGGCATTTCTTCTTGTGGTACGTTACCATTCTTAGCAACGCTCAGGATTTTGTCCATCGCCTTCACCAAGTCAGTTGACATACCCCAGTTAGACTTAACCATTTGTTGTACCTTTTGAACGATGTTACCGTTCAAGTGCAACAGTTCTGGAGAAGAAGAGAAAGTCAGGAATGTATCCTTGAACTTACCCTTGTTCTTATCGGCACAGTACAAACCAAGAGACACAGCAACGTCCATGCAAGTAGTCGCACTTTGGGATGCGTGACCACCAGCCTTACAAGACATAGAACCAGAAACGTCCACCAATGGCAACACGTTAGCGTCACCGATGAAGTTTTCCATTGCGTCCCATTGGGCTTGCAATGCACCTAGTTCAGTTGCGTTGTAGTTCTTGTTGTAAGAACCGATAACACCCTTCAACACATCGTATGGGTACACAGCACCTGCGTTGATTTTCACTTGAACAGTGCGATCCTTTGGATCCTTAGTCAACTCAGCTACGTACTTTGCGTACTCTGGAGTGTTACGGAAGAATGCCTTCTTGTAACGGGCATGTGCCACAGAAGGTACGTGCGAGAAGTTAATCTCGTTCCATTCCTTGGAGCACATTTGTGATTCTACCACTTTAGTCAATTCGACCAAAGACTTACGGTAGAACTTTGGAGACATACCGAAGAAATTGCGGATTTCAACAGCAGTGTCACCCTTACGTGGAGTCCACTTTGCAGCAAGACCATTTTTAGCACGCAAGGCATCGCCCAACATTGAGTACGCTTGGTACTTCAACTTGTCAGACTTGACGACAAAGATGTCGTCCCAACGACCAATCTCTGGCACTTTCATCAACAGCTTTGCAGCTGCGTCTTGATCGTGCTTATCCAGATAAGTCAGAATTTGACGGAAAATTTCGCGCTCACCAGCGCCACCACGAGCGTCACGTACCCACTGGGCAATGCGCAGAGCGACTTCTTTGTTCTCCGCATACGCAGCGACGAAGTCCTTAGTGATGTCCTTACCACGGCTTGCACCGATTTTGAAGAACAGGTCTACGCAAGCAGATGCAGTAGACTTACGAGCCACCATACCATTAGTAGTACGAGTGGATTGATCTTTAACAGCAGACACAAATGAATTCATTTTGAATTTCCTTTACAAATAACAGGCAATTATAGCCTAAATCAGACAACAGGTTAGTTTCCTTCTTTTTTGTTTTTCATGAGAAACTCGAAAACTCATTAGACGCTGGGGGAGTTGACCGAAGCCAACAACGTATACAACGCCAGTCCTTGATGGATACGAATATCCTTTTAGGGTTGCTGAACCTATCCTACAATACATTTATTATACCTGACTTCAGAATTAAAGTCAAGCATAATCTTTATAACAACGGGATGAACGGGCTAGTAATTTTGGTTGCTTAAACCATCGTGCTACCTTTCGGTTAAATATCCCCACGAGAATCATCCAGTTCACTGGCATATCCGAACAAGTTACGGTAACTTGGTGCGCATTCGGGCGCAACTATCTGACTCCTAATAGGGGTCACGAGGCATAAGAGCATGCAATAGCCTTTACCAACCTAGTCACAAAATTGACATCTTACGATGTTTCCTCCGTACAGTGACTACTCTTTAGACAGTAATTGTTTAAATTGCTGTATTCATCCCAATCCATACGTTAATTATACCTGACTTCTGAATAAAAGTCAAGCATTATCTGCATCTTTTATGCAGCTTTTTGGTGGCTCATGATATGCTTCAAACGGTCAGCACAGTATGAAGCTGCAAAAGCATTAGGCTTCACCAAAGGCACCACGTTACACATACCACGAATGTAACCAACAGCTTCGTTGATCACACAGCTAGAACCGTGCATTTCGTTAGGGTTGATGTCCAAGTGAACTTCAACTTCACGGTCTTCTAACACGTCATGTAGCTTTTGGTACAATTCAGCCAATTTGTATACTTCGTTCATTAGACGCATACGTGGACGATTCTTCTTTTGATCGTAGTCACGTTCACGTTGAACTTCACCGAAAATCTTACAGCCGTGTTTACCATCGATGTGGACAACAACTGCAAGTGTATAGTCAGCGTACCAATCTTTACCGATTAGGAATCGTTCTGAGTCTGCTCCAATGTAGATCTTTGTCTCAGGACTCTGTGATTCAATAAAGTTCTTTACTTCTTCGATATCGATTTTACGCATGATTACACCTTTTTTCTCTCCATTAAAAAATCATAAATTTCTTTTAAGAACCCTAGTAGCATTGTTATGTTTTGCTGAACAACTACTACCACAGAACTTATTTTTACGTCTAACGAAGTCAAGTTCTATTTCACATAGACTGCATAGAGACGGGTTTTTACTATATTCTTCTCTGATTTTAGAGAAGTGTTCTAGAGCCTTTGCAGAAGCATTGGACTCTTCAGCTTTCTTTCTTGCTATGCGATTCTTATTAATACGAGAGACCTCATCGTTATTAATATAATCCCACCCACCAAAGCCACCAACCTTTAGGTTATATGTATTGGCAGTTGCTAAAAATTCTTCATTAACTATCTCAGCTTCTTTAGCATACATCTCTTGTGGTGTATTATACACAAACAAGATTTCTTTAATAAACTTATCGATCCCATATTTGTCCTGTGCATATCTAAGATACTTTCCAGAACCCATATAAGTGTCATTCAAATTCTTGGTCTTATGTGTTCCAATATAGAACTTGCCATCGATTTGATTTGTTATTTTATAGATTGTGTAGAACATATTTTCCTCCTACACATATTTATAAAATTCGAGTCTTGACAATGACTCAAGGGAGCGGGTATGGGGGTTCGAACCCCAACTTCGAGTTTGGAAGACTTGCGTGCTAACCATTAAACACTATACCCGCATAACTGGCGAGCCGCGAGGGATTCGAACCCCCAACATATGGTTTTGGAGACCATCGTTCTGCCAATTGGAACTATCGACTCATGTTTTGCAAGACCTCTTGGGTCTCATCGTTATTTCGAGTCAGCTTTTCTTCTGCCTCGGAAATTTCTTTCTTTTTGTTACCCCAGATACGATCGTATCCGTTGTCCCATTTAACTGGATCTGTTGGGCGCTGTTTGTCGCCTTTACCACCATCACTCATATTTTCTCCTATAACCATTCAGCAAAGAAATACTGATTAAGTTTCTTTGGAACAGATTTAGTTATTCTTTGCCCATGAAGAGTACCACCCTTCCACGACACCATTCTATTATACACGTTCTTTACTTCGCAAGTCAAGTCAAAGTTATTGTTATAAGACATAACACGAGTAGCCATCTCTTCCAGAGATATCTTTCCTGCTCTATACATCTCACCTGGAATTGTATATTCATCAATACAATTCTTAACAATTTCTTGTTCACTCCATACAACAGACTGTTTAAACTTATGTATAGTGACACCAGATTCAGGATCTGGATCCTTAGTTAAAAGTATCTGCCCACAAAACGCTAACCTATACTCTTCAACAGTAGATCGACACACGTCTGGGTTTTTACCATCTATGTGTGGTTGTGGAGTATTAAAAATCTCATGAGTATTATTGTAGTTGTGCTCCATAAAGAACGTATACAATTTAACTGTATTTGGATTAACACCATGAATAGAACACAGTGCGCTTTTAACACCAGAACAAATGTTTGGGTCAAGTGACTGTAGATCTATAGATCTAGCTCCAGAACCACACCCAGTGATAGGGAAATCGTTAACCATCTTAACGATTTTATCTGGCTCTGTATAGAAATTATCTAAAACTTTTACGTCTGTTATCATTATCTAAACCTGAATATAGTGGTCATTCTTTCTCCACAGGTAACAGTAGAAACTCCATGCTCATATACATGAGAGTCTACTCCAGCTGGAAATAGAATAAATGTGTTAGGTTTTGGTTTAAACTTAAGACCAATTTTGGGGAACAGTAATTCACCACCACCATAATCATCATTACAGAATAAAATTCCAGTAGACACCCACGGATCTCCACCAGTGTAAGAGTATCCATCTATGTGCATATCAGAGTAACCTCCAACTGAGTATATTAGAGTTTCTTGAAATGCCAATTTGCCGAACTGGCAAAGTTTTTTATAGATGTTGGATTCGCCAAAATGATACGACTTAGTGTTGTACGCATTTGGTACATCGTGTAGATCATTTCTATTCACAGAGTTTAGCAAACCTGTGAATTCTACATCAGTGAGGAAATTCGGAATTATGTTTATCATATGTCCTTGGTGCTGCTTGTCGGGTTCGAACTGACGACCTCATCATTACTAGTGATGTGCTCTACCAACTGAGCTAAAGCAGCATTTTATTAAACTGGTATCCAGTGATTTAGATC